TAATACGCCTTTAGCATCTGATAGGTCTCTACGTTGTTGCCAATCTTCTTCAGCTTTAACTCTTTGTTCAGGCGTTAAAACAGGGTTGCGTGACAAAGTATCTTTGAATAGTGCATAGCCATGTTCTCTATTTTCAAGTTTAAGAGTCGCTTCTGACATCTGTTCAAAGTCTGCATTGATCTTTCTACGTTCTACCTCATAAGCCAGTGGTTTAATGTTGGCTTGTGATTCTTGAAATAGCTTCTCTGAATAGTAGTTGAACTTTTCACGATGATGCTCTGGTAGCCTTTGACTATATGCTTCATTCATTTCATCTGCACGTTGTCTTAAATAGGCTTTAGCTAGGCTTTCATCTAATTCACCTGTACTTAGTCTTTGCTTTGTTTCTGTCAGATAATCTTGATACTCAGATCCATATTTAGCTGCTTCAATATTGAATTGGTATTGATCTTTTTCTTCTTGGATCTTGAGTTGTTCATTATGCTTTTTCAGTGATACCTGTTGCCCAACTTGTGCTAACTGTACTGCTGCTTGAGCTACTTGTCCTGCTCCATTATCTAATACTCTGCCTTGTTGAGCTTGTGGTGTCACATTACCGAAATTGCCCATAGGGATTCTAGCCATCTTATGCCCACCCTGAAGAACTTAGTCTAGTTGTATCCATCGTTAATTGATTGGAGTTAATGTTTGAAGCTGATTGAGTTGTTGTTTTACCACCGCCTTTAGGTGCATTACCAAAAGCAGATAGAGCTGTAGATGCTGTATTCAATACACCACTTACTGTTGCCTGATGTGCCTGTAATCTGTAATTCGCTGCATCTGTTCTAAACTGCCCTGCCTGATTTTTTCGATTGAAAAAGGTTGTCCAGGCATCTTTGGTTGCATTCAGATCTATATCTTCTTCAATCTCTTCTGTAACCGTATTCTCAGCATTCAAATCTAAACCTTGAGCTGCCATCTTAGCCCTTGCTGAACTTGCTTGCTTCTTGCCAAGCTCACGGATACGTTCTGCTTCTACACGACCTTGTGACTCAGCCATCTTTGCATTTTCATTGGCTTGAGCTGCTTGTGCTTTACCCATCTGTCTAGCGTTATATGCGGAATATGCTGTGCCTGCTACGGCTAAAGCTGTTGCTGCCCAATATGCAACTGCTGCTGCTCCTGCTGCTGCCATACTTACCTCATTATTATTTTTATTATGTGTTTTATAGCTTCATCTCAAGAAATGAGCCTGTATGTTCAAAGCCAAACTTCTTGTAGAAGCTTATTGTTTTTTCTGTATTTATCTTAGTTGCTGTACCACATTGTACCCATGTTGCTCCTGCTTCTTTAGCCCATTCAAGAAAGGCTTTGATAAGTAAATAAGCTACTTTACTACCTCTATTATTAGAGCTAACAAATAAACAATAATCAAAAGCCATAAGACTATCTGACTGCCACTCTTCTTGTAGTCCACCTAAAAAGCCACCTAGTATTTTGTCATTGTCATCTTTGACTACTAATACACAGCCTTGTGATGGATACAGGATTAAAGCCTGAAGTTGAGTTTTGACCTTGTTTAAGTTGATTGGTCTTTGTTGGTATGTTGGAGATTCATTCCAGAACTGAACTGCCATTTCTAACAGCTCAGGTACATCTAATATTTTTGCGTGTTCTACTCTATACATTCTTATCTATCGTTTATGTTTAATTCTAATACGGTTGCTGTTATATGAAATGGAAGCGGTTCATCTTGCTCTATGACAAGCTTGAAGTTGTCGTATGTGTTCCACCCATCTAAAGCAATTCTTTGTTGCCCTGTAAATGGCTTTGGCTTATCTAATGTTTCTTCATCAAATTCTTTGAGTTCAACAATTTCACCGTTCACTTTTGGATTGATAGATTTATACATATATAGGTTGAGATGATCGACTTTAAATAAAGCAGGGTTACTTGTTGTTGGAGCTTGGCTTATGTCTGGCGACAATAAACTGACTTTAGCTGTGAACTTCCTACCTATATAGATCTGATTTACCTGTTCGTCACATTCAATATGAATGGTATTTCCTACTCTATTAAGAATTGGTACAGCATAGGTATGCACTGGATCTTTGTAATAAGCTGCTACGTTATCGCCTAATTTACCGATTAAAGTATTGGTTACAGTACATTTATCATCTGACCTGTTTACTGTAGCCTGGATTGCTGTATCAAGTAGAAGCTCTTCCTGTAACTGTTCAATCTGTAATGTCCCATTTCGATTGACTAGGAAATAGACTTTATCTGCACCTGTCGTTGAAGGTAGAGATGTAATACTAATTATATAGCCACCTATATCATGTTTAGCCCATGCAATAACTGACTGCTCTCTGTCTAAGGTTAAAGTTGCGAGCTTTCCATTATTCATAACTAGCCAAATCACTGAATCAGGTTCTTGCTGATACACCATTTCTTTAAAGCCACCACCATCTTCTCCTAGATGTGAAGCTAATACTGATAGCTCATTCGATACCAAGCCATCTTGAGCATAGTCATAAACAAGGGTTCGGATTCGTTCTGCTCCACGTTGTACGAACAGAAGTTCAGATCCTACTTTGATTGGTTTAATAGTCGGTACAATTCCATAAGCTGTATGTTCTAGGATATTTGCGTTTGTTGGACTCAGTGAATCTTGAGCATTGATTGTCAGTTCTGATCCACCACAGAAAACTACGATACCTCTACTCTGACTAAGATGTAGGACGTTTGATAGTTGTTCGGATGATGCTGCTACAGTAAATGAATCGCCATCTAATGTAGTTGTTAGGAAGTTTGATTCGTCTCCTGTGCGACTGAGCCAAATATAGTTTGGATATTTCTTAGAGCCTGCTAATACCAATCGTTGTTGGAAGTATGTTATTGCTCTTGGATAGCCAAATGTATTGTTAAAAATAGGTTCTTTAATTGTCCATGATCTAGCAATAGCTTCAATGTTTGCACTTAGCTTCACTAGGACCTCTCCTGAGACTTGAGTTGCTGAAATAAAACGGTCTACACGTACTACACCACTATTGATGAAGATGTATTTGCCAACTGTTTGAGCATTAAAAGCTACAGCTTCTTCAGGTGCTATGGATTGCCAATAGACTGTTTCTGTATAGCTAACTTCGCCTGTATCGGGATCTATTGTCGTTGCATAACTATCTTTAGGTATTTGATTCATGTGATCGACCAAGCATCTGTAATATTTCATGGTCCAGTTAGCACCAAACACATAACAAATATCGCCTACGATGTACTGCTTGTTTGTCGTATGAACTGCATACATAGATGCTGTTAAAACTGTCGTCTTGCCTACGTTTATTTCTGAAGATTTAAGCGGTAATGCAGGAGTATATGTATCTTCTAATGGCGGTACTGAATAAGTAAATTTATCGAATGCCCAATTGGTGAAGTCTTCTGAACATCTGATCCAGGATACAGGATGATCTCCATGTACGAGCCAAAGGTTATAGCGACTCTGACAATAGTTGATGTCTTTAATCTGTGATGCTGTGTACTGGGTTGTAAATGTTTTAACTAATGTGCCTTCTGCTGTAAGGATATTAATTGAGTAAGGCTTGAATACGACAATATAGTTGTTGCCATGACTCACAATGAACGGAATGATTCTAACTGCATCCTGTTCGACTCTGAGTAGTTTTGTTCCACCTCTTTTCTTAATACCACCTTCAATGATTGGTAGCATATTTTCAACTGACTTAGCTCCATTCCTAAATTGGTTTAAGTCGGTACGCATCCAAATTAGCGGACTGAGTTCGCCACTTGTAAAGTTGTTTTTGATTAAACTGATCTTAGCCATATCGTCTCGTTAATGTGTAGTCGTCTTCTTTGAAGAACTGGATACTTAATACCTCCTGTGCCTGAACAGCTTTCAATTGCTTAATTAGTTCTTGGCATTGGATATAAAAAGACTCCCCTGCACCTTGTGAGCCTGTAATTGGTTTAGCTGCTTTAGATGCGAGATACAGGATTAGGCATTCTGTAAATAGTGGATCGAACGTCTCTTCGTTTGTATTGTCGAATACATAAATCAGTTCGATAGCTGAATCATTTGTTAGTAGTTTGTCTGTTTCTAATACATATTCTTCAGTATTAGCTGAAATGATTCTGATTAGGTCGTTTGGAAGTTGGTATTGATACTCATAACCAAAGTCTGGTTTAAGTGTTAATGGAGTTAATTTGATTCGCTTGGTTGCGAAGTTGAATGGATGGAGTCTAAGTAACGCTTTACGTGATGTGTCATACAGTCCTTTCATACGTCTAGCTATACTTGTTTTATCATCGAAGCTTGTAATGCTATCTGCACCGATTAGGCTTAAAGCTTGATTGCTTATATCTACTTTTGTTGTCATGTAGCGTCCTTAGTTATTGTTATTATTAGGTATTGAAAGCCCCCTACCCTGTTATAGATAAGGAGCTTTAGATTATTATTATAACTGTATTAATACAGCTATTAAACTTTGAATTTGAAAGCTACTACACGTTTCTCATCGGTACGAACTGCACCAAGCGCATCTACATGACCAATAGAATGGAAACGGTTTTGAGTTTCAACTTCTACGATCTTCAATGGAGAAATAGAGTTGATACCTACTTCTACTGCTGAACGAGTATAAGCTACGCCTGTTGCTGAAGTACCTGAAGCATCTTTGATGCCTTCATAGTGGACCCACTGGAAACCAAGAAAATTGGAAATTTCTCCACGCTGCAAGAGCTGTCCTGCAAGGTAGTCTGCTGAGGTCAAAGTGGTATCTGCTAGTAAAGCGTTTAACAGGTCCGCATTGTATGTAACGTAAATATCTTCATCACATTCGTTTTCCATAAACTTAGTACGGATGTCGATCAGAAGTTGTTTAGTGATTGGAGTTGCTGCATCACCTAAGATTTGAGTAGCAGGAAGAGCTACGTTTGTATAAGTGTCTGCACCTACTTCTTTACGAGCTGCTGTACCAATAAGAGCGTTATATACAACTTTATCTACTTTACGGTTGTATTTCGCATGTAGGCGTTGTAATAGCTGATCTTGTGGTTGAGCTTTTAGCTTGTACAAGTCTTGGATAGCTAGACGAGTAAAGTTCGGGAAGTCGTTCATTGTTGCTAAACGACTAGCAAATGAAGCGTCTGTATATTGAGTCTCACCAAAGCGAGTTAATGTACTGAACTCATCACCTAGAGTTCCCATTTCGTTTACGCTGAATGAGCTACCAGTTACCGAGCCAATATTAGTTACTGTTGATAATAGTTTTGATTCTTTCTGCTCTAATAGAGCTAAATATGTGTCTGCGTACTGTTTAACAAACACGCTATCAATAGTGTTATATGACATTGTTTTAATTGTCCTTGTTTTTATTATTTAGATTTATTGTTAGAGCTATTATTAGCCCTATTTTTATTATTGTATTTGTAGAGCTTATTGTTGTTTCAGTTGTCCATATCGGGCTGATAAGAAGTGATACAGGTCAATGCTCTACACAAGGACTTGTATGGCTGTATGCTTTATCTGAACGCCACTTCAGGAGCTATTTGTTTATCGTCTTAGGCTGTCATAATAGGCATCAATCTGAGCCTTCACTGACTTATGCTCTGGATGCTTAGGATCAAAGAAAGCAGGACTACGCATTAAAGACTGAATATCTGTACTGACTGCTGTGCCGTTATTGATTGGCTTGTCTTCTGCAATCTGTGAACCGAAATAAGCAAGAGCTTTAATTACTGCTACATTATTTCCAATACTAGGATCATTGATCTGATCTTCTGTTAAGCCTGCTGATTTAGCTGCTCGAATAGCTGAAAAGATATTCGATTCATAATTGTTGCTACCCCATTCTTGTTGAAGCGACTGGATAGTTGAGTCTGTATCAAATTGAGAACTATTAGATACTAGATCTACTGCACGTTTGTCATACTCATTCAAAAGGAAGTTGAGTTGTTTGTTTGTGATCCCATGCTTGTGAGCTTCAGCTAGAAATTGTTTATTTGATTCATCTGCTTTGAAGTCTTCAAAGTTAAAGTCTTCTCGCTCAATCTTATATTCATCTGCCGATTTAGGAGCTACTTCACCAGTTCCGACTTTCTTCTCAAGGTAGCTGTAGCTTTCATTCATCTTTGCTACAGTTGCTTTATAGTCTACTGATCCATCTTCTGCTGTTACTTTAAACTTTTCAGGAATACTTGTATCAATAGAGCTATCATTAGCTGTACTTAATAATGTATCCTGTTCAATTGGTTGTGATTGTTCTAAGTTGTCTGTCATTGTTTATTCTCTTTTTTATTCTTATTACTTCGGTTGTTCTGCTTCTTTAATACGAGCCAAGATGAAGTTGATTACATCCTGCTTTCCTAGATTAAAGGCTGTCTGAGTTGCTGAGTCTTTATCAAATGCTAGTGGTACGTGGAATAGTGAAATGAGTTCATCTAGTACCTGTATTCCTTCTTCACTTGTAAAAACTCTCTGATATTTATTGCTGTTCAAACATTGCTCCTAGCTCTTCAGGTGTCATGTTCTTAGCTTGATCTTTTGCTATATCCATAGCTGTTGATCCTACTTCTGACATTACTGCTTGCTGTTGCTGTTGTTGCTGCATTGCTTGTTGTTGTTCTTGTTTAAGCTGTCTCAGTTCTGCTATTTCATCTTCTGTACGAATTGCGTCTTTAGGCACGTTTAAGCCATCTGCCATGATCTGTACCATTGCATCTAAGTTGATGTTGTCTAATACAGTCTGATCAATCGTTGCCATCTGACCTACATTCATCATTAGCTCTTGAGTTGATGTTACCCATTCAAGTTTTTGTGAAGCAGCCATAGGGTTGATGAAGTTAAAACTAATACGTGAAGCTTGCATAAGTTCTTCAGGAGCAGGAGGAAGCATTCCAGATCTCATTGCTAGTCCCCAACATCTATCGAGTAATGTTTGGAGGTATTCAGCTTGCATACGAGAGAAGATAGAACCTAATTGGTTACGATATACGTTAACCCTTGCTTGTATTTCTGTCGCTGTAAGTGGTGCTGATCCTTGTGGTGTAAGCTGATCTGACATCAATGTACGTTTAATTTTAGCTTGGAAGTGTTGTAAGAAATCTAAGCCCAT